GTCAGCTCCTTAGCCGCTGATGTTGAGACAGCTCTGACAACAGTTCCATCAANTCNCCTAACATCTACTGCNNCAGCTAGTGTTTGACTACCTGTNACATTANNAGCATNAGTNCCAACGTCTATCTTAGCACCAACCGCTGTGACTCGCATTAGGATATAATCGCTAATTGACGTGTCACCGCCATCAGTTTCCGACAGATTGATTTTTACAATCTGATTAGTTAGGAAGAAATCAGGAGCTGTTCCTGCAGAACCTACTCCAATAGCACCAGTTGCTTGACCTGAGATATTCTGAATATTACCATCTGATTTGTAATCAGTAGCCATATACAGTCTCAGGACATCACCTGCTTCTAGATCTGTGCCGCCATCATTCTGAGCTGTTAAAGTAGCTTGATTGAATTTGGCACCGCCATCGTCATCAAAACCGACAACGTATGCGTATCGTTTGTGGATTGAACCACGTTTCTCAGTATATTTAAACTGGGGGTCATCCGTAGGGGATTTGGCAATTTGCGAGACAAGTCTGAAAAAAGGCGTTTGACTAATAGAAAGTTCAGTAAACCTTTCAGAGAAATCGTATCGCCGCCTCAGGTCACCAGTAGATAGGCCTGAGCCGTCAACTACTCCTGTTCCCGATTGAGTTTGCCCAGTTGAAGAACTAAGAAACTTAGGGGTCGCTGTGTGTACCGCCATTTTAGTTACCTCTTAGTTTAGGCTGTTAACAATTCCTCAACATCACCAGCTTTTAAGAGGGCATCAAATACCTGGTCATCAGCACTAATTTCCACATCCATAGAACCAGATGAGGCTGCGCTAATAGGTTTTTGACGAACATTCTTCATTTGGTTTACCATCTCATTTTTTGCACTTTGAGCAATATTCCTTTCTCTGCCTTCCCTATTATAAAGATAGTATATATCATCAAGACTAAGCGCCCTACTTTTAGCAAACTCTACAATATCAGTCATCTGGTCAGATGATAATTCATGCCTTTCCATAAAAGCACTTCTATCTTCTGTCTTTTGACTTTCTGCTCGTTGCTTAGTAGCAAAATCGCCAAGTCTCTTCTGTACTATACCATCAATAGTAGCACCGAGTACTTTGGAAGAGTCAGATTTTGGATTTCTTACTGCTTCATCAGCATCAAAAATAAAATCTTCATCCAATTCAAGTTTCTCCTTTAAAGAGCTGGGTGTTGAACCACCGCCCTCAAAATAACCACGCACATGCGTAATTAAATTAGGGTCTTCTTTCATAGCATCTAAGATAGGTGCGTAAGGTTCAAGTTCTTTCAGTCGGGAGTTAATCCGCTGAGCTTCTGAGCTTGAATCCGCATATCTTTTCTGCCAATCGTGCTCTTCTACAGCGCTCTCATCAACAGTGTTTGCTGTTTGCTCCTGAGAGGTTGTCTGTTCCTGAGCTTCCATAGCCGAGTCATCTAAGATTCCTTTGTTGACTTGTCTGTCTAGAGCTGCAAAGAAATCTTCGGCTGGCAAATCTCCAGGACTAGAATCACCTGTACCAAGTACCTGTTCTTCTAGGTTATCTGCTTGTTCTTCTGCCATAATTTAGACTCTCCTTATCTTATGAACAGTATGTTTACAAATCAAGTGTTTTTTGCTTCCTTTAGCCCAAGCTTAAATTCCTTCACTGCTACGTTTTTCTCACGTTCCAGGTCCTTTCGGGTACTGTCAACTTGAGTACGTAACGTGTCGCGAAGGTATTTCTGCTGTGCTTCAGTCTTCATAGACTCGGAAGAAATCTCCTTGTCTGCTTCTCTTACCTTATCTTTAATGCCAGCCTGTACGACTTGCCTAGATAAAGTCTCAATCGTGCCCTCTCTGTCCTTTAGGGCTTCTTCCATCTCAGCTACTTGATTCTTGAGCTGAGCGTAGATAGATTTTCTTTTCATAATATTTTCTTTTCCACGAACATCTGTTTCCGCTAACATGGCAATATCATCTATAAGTCCTGCTTGATACCATCTGAAGTATTCCTCTAATAATGCCCATCTATTAACAGGTAGAGTGGAGCCAGATACAATTCTCACATCAAATTTCGCAGTTCCATAATCTTTCCACTTTGAAATTGCCTGACCAAAATCATTGTAAATAGGTATGTTAATTTCCACTTCTTTCTGATCCTGTAAAGCACTAGGTTGAACTATTCTAAATACTTTCTGTGCCGTATAAGCATTTTGTGCCATTTCCTTAAATACTGTCCCTAAATGTTCTAATGCTGGCTCAACAGTGCTTTCCATCCATGCTTTTATTCTCCTAGTACCATACTCATCAGCCTGTAATAATCCTCTATAAGTTTCATGCTGTTGTCCAACATCACCTTGCATAGAAGAATAAATACCTGATAAGTATTCCATATCCTGTCTTCCTACTGTCGTTAATTGGAAAAAAGCCTGATTAAGAGGAAGAGGCTGGACAGGAACTGGAGGAGTAAACCCCTGCCTATACTTTAATAAAGCACCTGGTGCTGAAGAATACTGTTCCCACTCATCTTCTGGTACTGATCCTTCTTCATATAGCCATCTCAGATTAGATGATAAGTTTGCATTGTGAATCATTATCTGATGAGCTTTATTTAATTCTTGTTGTTTACCGACTAATGGAGTAACAGCACTAACGGGAAATGGTGTTCCAGTCCATTGATACATTAATGGAATAATAGGATACTGCGTACAGGGAAGAACGTATTCATACAATATCACATCCCCAATAGAACATGATAAGTTTACACGGGTATCATAAAATTTAACAGATTCTACTAGATTCTTATTAAACTCCGCAGATTCCTGTAAAGCTTTAAATTCTAGCTCTGAAACAACTGTGTTCTCAACTCTACTTTCCCTCTCTATAATCTTAGACATGATAACTTGTTCTTGCTGTTGGATGGCATCCTTAGCTTCAGCTTTCGCCTTTTCCATCTCAAGCTTTGCTCTTTCTTCTATCATTTCCCCACGTTCAACAGCCATCATCAAAGATTGTTCTTTTTCTTTTAATCCAACTTCCACTTCCTTCATAAACATTGTTAGCTGTTCTTTAGCTTCTGCCTTAATAGCATCCATCTCTTGCTCAGATGGAGGGACATTCACGAAAATATTATAAAAGGGAACTTTTATCTTTCTATAGACTTCATAATAATCTATTATATCATCCTCTTCCGCTGTCAGAGGGTCATAAGCTTCACCTCCTACATCTGGTTCTTGTATTGTAGTAGAACTTGAAACACTTCTCATGGAGAAAGCATTCCCAATCTCTGGACTACCAGAAGCCTTCTTAATCTTTCTTTTCATGTCTGGGTATAGAGACATAAGAAACTGTTTAGCTACGTCTTTCTTTATTATCACATAAGCAGCATCTCTGAAGAGAAAATCAGTACTCATCGGATCAACAAATACATCAAAGGGATCAACTCTCTTAAATACAACTTCTCCCATTCCCCTATCCATGTCGGGGTCAACATCTATAAGAAAATACCCTATACTTTTTGTTAAAGCATCTTGAATAACATGAGAATAAAGCGAATGTCCATTAGACTGATGCCAACAATAATCAGCTATATCTGAATGAACAGCTGCCACATCAGTATCACTTCCCTCAGCGCCAACAGCTTGCCATCTAGGATTCTTAGCTGTTACGAAATACTTCATCATCTCAATAACAGGAGTAATCCTATTAATAGTAAAAGTAGGCATTCCTGCATCCTGTAGAGAGGATTCTTCATCAGCAGTTAGTTGCTGGTCTAAATAAAAATCATAAGCTTGTTGTTGTATACTTTGCCACCGCTGACGTTTTGTTCCATTAGCTCTTCTCCAAAGCTCCGCATTAATTTCTGCTTTTTTCTTATCAGAGATTCTAGGCATATTACTCTTCTCCCACTAACTCAAAGTGAACTAAATCATCAAACCTATTATCTTTAACTTCGGTGTCTTGGTCCCAGTCCCCTCCCCATCGGAGTTTTAAGGTTGGAACTTTCCTTTCAAGCCTTGTCGCCATGCCCATAACAAACC